ATTTTTTTTTTTAATAAAAATAAAATTAAATTCAATTGCGTTTAATTTTTTAGAAAAATAATATTTAGGAAATATTATAATATGTATGCCAGACGCTACAGACGCAGAGGACCAGTTCGTAAGAGAACCACTCGTAAGTATTCTAAAAAAGTTTCAACATCTCGTAAATTTTCTTCAAAGGTTAAAAAAGTTCTTAACCGAATGTCTGAAAGTAAATTAATCACAAACGCACAAAATCTTGCTTCAATAGTTCCAATGAGCGCAGCGCAGTTTACAAATATAACACTTATACCTACTACTATATCCAGTGGCGCATCGATGAATAATCGTATCGGCAACCAAATTACTTTAACAAGTAATAAAATAAAAATGTATTTTGCATTAAATGCATATAATGCTGGGACAAATTCATGGCAAAGTCCAGTTCAAATTTGTCTATGGATATATAGTTTCAAAACACTTAATGCTTACGCTACTCAAGCATCAAATGTTCAAGATTTAGTTTCTAATCAATTATTTCAATTAAATAATACCTCTGGTGGAACAACAAAAACAGTTCAAGATTTATTATTTACAACAAATACCGAATATATCACACTTCATAAAAGAGTGTGTTTTACTTTAAATACGCCAACATCTGCTGCCGCATCTCTTGGTTACAATTCAGATGGTCAACCATATAAATATATTAGTTTAGATTTATCAAAATATGCGAAAAAAATGATTTTTAATGATACACAACCTGGTGCTACTAACAGGGATTTATTTATGTTAATAAATACTTATCATACAGATGGTTCTGCTTATGCAGATGCTGAACGCATGGCGTCATATACTTATGTTCAAACTTGGAAATACAAAGATATGTAATATAATAAATACTAAAAATCTTATAAAAAAGAGAAAAAGCGGAAACGTGCGCCCGTGAGCACTTTTCAAGAGGAGTTAAGGGCAATCTTAAACGCCAACGCCGCTGCGTGCTTTTTGCCCGCGTGTTGTTTGTTTCCTCCTCCATCTCAAAATAAACAACTAATTTATGTTAAATACGTTCCATCTATCCTCCGATAATTTTTCTAATTCTGGAGGTTCATTGCTAAATACTATAAGGTGTGGTGGATTAAATAACTTATATCCGCCTTCATATTTGGAAGAATAAATCATACCATTTTTTATACTTTCAATACTTTTATATGACACGTTATTTCCATTTGCTCTTGGAATATCTATGACAACTATATTTTTATTATCCATATCTGCGTCAAAAATTAGTTTCATAATATCTGCTTTTTTTCCTTCCTCGAAAAATAAAGCATTTTTTTTAGCAACCAAATATTTAGCAAAAGTTGATTTTCCTTTTCTTCCTTCCTTGCTCCAGAACCAATAAACTTTTCGTTCATCTGGTTCTTCTTCAATAATTTCGATAATTTGTTTTTGCCAATCATAAAATAAATTTTCATTCAATAACTTTAGAGGTCTAGGCACAGTAAAATTTAATGTAAAAACTTTTCCTGTCCTGCTTTCTTCTTTGGAACAATATAGATATGCTTTTGTGACATGACTACACTTTTCCCAATGGATTGTTCTTGGTAGACCAAATTCAGTCCATCTACCTCTCTTTTTAAGAGAGATTACGCCTTGTAGGTGTTTTGTTCCCTGTTCACCAGTTTCCTCTTGGAAACAATATTTATGGCATAAATGTTTAAAAAGTGTCTCTATTGTCTCTATATCCTCTATTTCATAGTTGTTCCAGGTAAAACACCAATGAATACATTGAATTGGTTGTTTATTTTGAGATGGAGGAGGAGTTATAGTATTACCCTCCGATGTCTCTAATATCTCTAAAGTTTCATCATCTTCAATAATTAATTCTTTTTTGTTTTCTTTCATCTTTTTTTTAAAAATATATTTTTAATTTAATTTCTAAACCATTTCAATTTTTTTTTTTAATAAAAATAAAATTAAATTCAATTGCGTTTAATTTTTTAGAAAAATAATATTTAGGAAATATTATAATATGTATGCCAGACGCTACAGACGCAGAGGACCAGTTCGTAAG